TCAAAATCAACCCATCAGTTTAGACCCGAATACAATTAACCAAATTGTTAATGAACTTAATCAAGCAACCCTTACCGGTTCAACCAAATTACCATCACGCGACATACCTATTGATACATTACCTATACAACACGATATTGAAACAACGCCTAATTTTGTTCCAGAAATGAAGCAAAAATACATCCCTGATGACGATGATTTAGAAACCATTGTAAAAAAACAAAATGTAAAAATGAATAAACAAAACAGTATTGAAAATATTTACAATGAGTTACAAACTCCTATTTTATTGGGGGTATTATATTTCCTTTTTCAACTTCCCATTTTCAAAAAAATACTTTACCAAACATTTCCTTCACTATTTCTTGTTGATGGCAATTTAAGTGTCAATGGATACATTTTTTATAGTGCTCTTTTTTCGATTGTTTTTTATTTTATAAATCGTCTTGTTAGTATTTTTGATACTTTTTAATTATTTATATAATGTAAGATTTTATTCTATATGATTCAACATTACATAAATAAATTAGTTGATAATCTTCCTACTCGTGAATCCCCAATTGAATTAGATTTGGTCTTAGATGGCGGTGTTTTCAATGGAAGTTATTTAATCGGTTCATTGTATTTTTTGAAAGAACTTGAAAAAATAAATTATGTAAAAATAAAACGAATATCTGGATGTAGCGTTGGGTCAGCAGTTGGACTTTTATATATTCTTGATAAGTTAGACATTTCTCAAGAAATAAACAAACAAATTATTCAACAATTGAAAACAATTTATAATATTCCTATTGTAAAAGACTTCAAAAATATTGTATTCAATAATCACAATATTTCCAAAGAGGAATCCAAAAACATTTTAAACAAAGTCAATAATTATTTATATGTTTCTTATTATAAAAAATCAAAAAATTGTCTATTTTTTAAGAAAATTACAAAGAAAAAACACAACACCATTGATGATTTATTTGAATCTATATTGAAGTCTTGTTTTGTTCCTTATTTTATTGATGGCAATTGTCTTTACAAAGATAAATATTTAGATGGAATAACACCTCATATATTTGAAACTAGAAAGAAACGAAAAATATTATATCTTAATTTGTGCAATAAAGATAAAATATTACATATGATAGATATAAAAAATGAAAAAACTGATTTTCACAGAATATTAACCGGATTGTTAGATATACATTTATTCTTCATTAAACAAACAAATACTTCTATGTGTAGTTATGTAAATGAATGGACACTCATTTATAAAACCCAACATCAATATACTAAATACATAGTTGAATATTTTGCAATCTTTTTAATAACCATATATGTTTTTATTTGTCAAAATTATGTCGCAAATATAAATCCAAATTTTGAATCAAAAGAGATAACCACATTTTTACAATCTGGAAAACAATTAGTGTTTTATTTTTATAAAATCATTTTGAAAAAATATATTGGATAAATGAAAAATCTTTGAATCTTTGAGTGGATTTTACGCCTTTTCTCATTTACCTTACTTTTCGTGTTTTGGATTTTGATTTTCTTTTATAAAAATGTTTTGATGTCTTTCTATTTTTATTTCTTTTGAATCGCTTATTCGTTTTTCTTTTATTCTTACTATTTGTCTTACTTTTATTGCTATTTCTTTTACTTTTATTGCTATTGCTTTTACCTTTGCTATTGGTATTGCCTTTGCTTTTTTTCTTATTCTTTACATCATCCGGTTTATAATTTAAAAACCATTCTTCAAATTCCTTTGCTTTGTTCTTATTTCCTTTTAATTCTTTATATTTTTCTGATTTCGCACCACGTATTTCTTGAACAGAATGTTGATGTCCTTTACAAGTAATGCTAAATCGTTGCAATAGTCCTTTTTGTTGAAGACGATTCTTTTGTTGAACTTCAAATAAATACTGAGACATACACAATATTCGGTCAATAAATTGGTTATAATATGGACGATTTGTATATAAAAATGCTAAATAAAAACTTAACATTGTATCTATTGTTGCTACCTTTATTTTTTGCCCTTGGAGTTCTGTAATATTGTAACTATGGCAACCAATTGTCTTATAAATGAAACAAATTGAATCTTTACCTATTTTAATTTCATAATGTTCTGGAACTATTTCGCCTACAGAATTGTGCTTCTTTACAGTTGCATTTTTAATTCCAATATCTTTCAAACGTTCCATTACTATGGTGCTTGTTTGTGATGGATTATTACTTAACACATCAAAATCAGCATAGTTTGCTAATTTTTTCTTCAATTTTGAAGGCATATATTGCGAATATAATGAAATCGCATACCCTCCAAAAAAAACAACGTTTTGATTAATAAGTGTTGTTTTAATGCTGTTATATATATCTTCTTCTTTATCGCTACTGTTTGCCATTTTTCGTTGAAATTGAACATTATCACATTGAGCAACTAATGGATAGTTCTTATTTAATAATGATAAACGCTTTAACACCTTTTCCCAACGACTTGTGTCACCCGCTGGTCTAGAAAGTTCTAAATACATTGCCATTCGTAAAAAATTTGGGGAAGCATATAAAATACCATCTACACTTATAGAATCTACCTTAAGTGGTTTATAAATTTCGCTCGCAAGTGCGGTTATATCTGCAACCGGAATGTAATTTACGAATACTTTATATGTTCCATAATGTTGTCCTGCCTTTGCTTCAACATCCGTGTATCCTTTTGCATAATAAATATCGGCCAGTTCTTTAGCATCATTTAACGCATTTGGAGAAAAAAAATCATAATCTGGAATTTCCACATTTTTGTTGTAAAATTGGTCTTCAACTGGTAATATATTATTAATCGCTGTTCCTCCATAACAAATTAAATGTTTATCACGAATGAATTTTTCAACAACGCTGATAATTTCACTTACGTCTTTATTTTGGACTGCGCGTTTTTGCATTTTTTCTTGTGCATTATCTACTGCCATTCGCAAAATCGCCAATTCGCATTCTTCAAATGTCGCATTTTTACAATCTTTAGGCATACGAGTTGTTATATAATATTTATGAATATATTATTATTGTTTTCATTATTTATGAATTAAATCTATTTAATTTCCTTTATCATTATTTACTTCATTTGAGGAATCTTAATTTCGTCTTCTATTAATAGGTTTTAGTATGTATGCTGAACCGACAATATTGAATTCATTATTGTAAATCTGTATTTCTTGGTCTTTTATATCATCAAAATTATCAACATTTGTAATATCTATTGCCCTAAATGTGTATCCAAATGTGTCATATAATGAGGATATTATATCTTCTGATGAAGGTGCTGGAATTATCATTGTAGGAACTTCTCTATTTAAATCAATAAGTGGATTGGCATCACTTGTTAGCAAACTATTGTGAGTATTTGCTGTAAATATAACTGTATTATATGTAGCAGAATTATTTATAAATGTAGTTAAATCTGCAATACTATTAAATTCATTGTTATTACGTGGAATATATGTATTCAAATGAATGTATTGCAATAAATTGTGTTTAGCATCTATATTATTTACTTCAATAATTCTATAATCATAATTGCACATAACAATCATTTTTCCATATATTGTGCTAAGTGGAGCGCTTAAAACATTATCATATAATTCACTATTTTCAATTTTTTGTAGTAATGAATATTTAGAATCTAAGATATTATTTGTGTTCAATGTTTGAAACATTTCGCGTAATTTATTAAAAACGCGTTTCGATGTTTGAAAAGATGCTAAATCTGGTTCGTGTAATCGTATATTTACAATTACTGGGTCTTCATTATTGTTACAATATGAATTACTAAAACAATGTTTATCAATGATTTCTAACGCATTGTAAAAAGTTTGATTTTGAGGTTGATTTTCAATATGGAGTGTATTATTTTTATAAATGAGTTTAAAATCTAAACATCTGAATCCTTGAGATATAATAGTCTTGAGTCGCTCAACATCGGCAATACCATCACTCCTAAGACAGCAATTGTAAGCAGTTTTGATGTAAAAATCGGACAATTGTTTGTCGGAATAATTTGTTCTGGAAACTGCATTCACAATGTCTCTATTTACGTCATATTCCTTAAATACATATTTTTCGTCTTTGTGATTTTTGGATTTAAAAAATTTCAAATTAAAAATGTCAATTTTGAAATAAAATATAATAAATAAAACCAAAAAAACTATGATAAATACTTTAAAAGCAATATTTAAAATGCTATATTTCATTGTTTGTTTATATTCGTCCATACTATATAATATAATATATTGACCTATTTATTTATTTTGATATTTTATTATAATGAATTATATTATAATATAAAAATAAATAGTATTGTATAATTAATAAAAGTAAATAATGAATACAAATAAAAATAATCATTTAACTAAAGATGTTGTTTTATTGCGATTAAACGATTTGAATAACAAGGTCAAAAATTTAGACAGAAAAATGTCATATATGGTTGAAAAAATGGAATACAATAATATTATTCTTAATGAAGTAAAAGATGAACTCGCAAATACGAATAATATATCACCAATGTTAAATAGAAGTATAAGTCCAATTTATTCTCCACGGTATAATATGAACTCGCGAAATTCTATGGTTGCACAAAAAGCAGAAGAAACATATTTAGGAGGAGTTCCTACATTCAAATCACTGCGTAATTCACCTACATTTTTGCCTACTATAAACACAAATCCAAACTCAAATAAAAACGTAACATCCAGTCCGAATTCAAATAGCAATAGCAATATCAATAGCAATTCAAATACTAATTCAAGAAACCGAAACAGGAGTAAAAGCAACATTGTTTCAAGGCGTTCATTTGATTCATTAAGTTCGTATAATTTTTAGAAATTCTATTTATTATAAAGTTTTAAATATATAATAAAATTTAATAATAAATAATAAATAATAAATAACTAATAATATAGTAATATGGCAGGAGGACTATTAAATTTAATATCAGAAGGAAATCCTAATATAATCTTAAATGGCAATCCATCAAAGACATTTTGGAAAGCAAAATATGCGAAATACACCAATTTCGGCAAACAGAATTTTCGTATTGACCACGATGGCACACCTTCTTTAAGAATAAACGAAGAATCTACGTTCACTTTCAAAATAAAGCGTTATGCTGAACTTCTAATGGATACATATATTGTTGTCAATTTGCCTAATATATGGTCGCCCATTATGCAACCCAAAGAAATTATTGATGAAACAAATGATGTTAAAACGTATACCCCTTGGGCACCATATGAATTCAAATGGATTGACTATTTGGGAGCACAAATGATAAAGAAAATTAGTATTACTTGTGGTAATCAAACATTACAAGAATACACCGGACAATATATTCTCTCTATGGCACAACGAGATTTCAGTAAGCAAAAAATGGATTTATTTGAAAGAATGATTGGTCATGTCCCTGAATTAAATGACCCGGCCAATTCGGGAGCACGTGTAAATACATATCCAAGTTGCTATTATACAGAAGATATTCTAGGTGTTCAACCATCTATTAATTCGCGGAAAATTTATATACCACTCAGTGCTTGGTTCACATTAAAACCACAAAACGCACTACCATTAATTTCATTACAATATAATGAAATAGTTATTAATGTTACATTTAGACCCATTAGTCAATTATTCAGAATAAGAGATGTAGAAGATCATGTTAATGATTTTCCTTATGTGTCGCCCAATATGAATCGTGATACAATGCAATTTTATCGCTTTTTACAGACACCGCCAGATATAAGTCTAAATCTAGATTCATATAGTGATAAAAGAATGATATGGAATTCAGATATCCATTTAAATTGCACATATGCATTTTTATCAGATGATGAAGCTGCTATATTTGCCACCAAAGAGCAAAAATATTTAATAACACAATCATTCCAACGCGAATTTCTTAATGTCACTGGAAATAATAAAGTAGAATTGGATTCTTTAGGAATGATAAAGAGTTGGTTGTTCTTTTTTAGGCGCAGTGATGTTAATTTAAGGAATGAATGGTCTAATTACACCAATTGGCCTTATAATTACATTCCATATGACGCAGAACCAGCAATCAATAAAGTTGGATATGACTTCAATAGTGAAAACATTAATATTGGTCCCGGAGTTAATATAGATAAAAGTTTAACAAATATATTCATTAATAAGGTTTATACTCCAGAAAACACGAAACATATTTTATTGAATATGGGAATACTTATTGATGGACAATATCGCGAAAATGTTCTTTCTGCCGATATTTACAACTATATTGAAAAGTATACACGGACTGCCGGAAACGCACCAGATGGGTTATATTGTTACAATTTTTGTTTAAATACATCGCCTTATGAAACTCAACCTTCAGGAGCAATAAATATGACCAAATTTAAAAACATTGATTTAGAATTTTCAACAATAGAACCACCATTAAGTCCATTTGCGAGGGTGCAAACTATTTGTGATGGAGACGGAAATATAATTGGTATCAACAAACCGAATAATGGAATATTTGATTACAATTATGATTTAATATTATTTGAAGAAAAAGTAAATATGCTAACTTTTGTTGGAGGAAGAGTAAGTGTATATTTCGCGAATTAACAAAATAAAGAAGTAATATATAATATCTAAAATAATTATATAATATATATTAGTATGAATTTAGATAAAAATATTCCCAATTCAAAACCGAGCAATGTCCCAATATCAAGACCCAATAATATCCCAATATCAAGACCCAATAGTATCTCAATATCGAAACCCAATAATATCCCAATATCAAAACCCAAGATTGCTGTTTCAAATCCATTATCTGATGAGCAAAAAGAAAAATTAAACAAAACTAGACAAGAGGCAGCCAAAAGAATTAATCAAGGTGCTTCATTCATTGATAGTAATTTACTCTCAAAATTTAAAAACAAAAATTTCAATGGTGGTAAAATTAAAAAATTAAATGAGCAATTTTCTATACTAGATAAAATAAAAAATATTGTGTCTGAGATGTTTGATTACTTTATGGAGTATATGCCCGAATTTTCTATCAAATTGGGAGTTATGATTATTGTAGTTATTGTTTATTTTTCTTTAGGTGGCGCTATGCTATATTTATGCAAAATTTCACAAACTAATTTTTTGCCAGTTTTTAGCACATGTTATCCTTATTCTGATACACAAGTTGAATTAAAAGATATTACAACCAATATATTTCAAAGGACTTTAAATGATGAAAATATTTCTATGAATTTGAATTTCAAATTTGAAGATAATAATAAATATGTGCTTTTAGATGCCATTAGAAAATATAAGACATCTAATAAATCCAATGTTATTATTGTTTATTTACTGTCAATTGTGAATGCTCTTTTTAATTTCAATTATAATTTTATTAATCTCATATTTGGTAATTTAAATAACTTGAATGAATCACTTGTGATAATTTTGTCGCCACTTATATACATATTATCATTTGTTTTCTTATTCTTTTCCAATAATCTTTACTTTGCGTTTTTGTGGTTCTATAAGATGACTTGGTTTTTCAAGATGAATAAAAATTGCAGTAAAAAGAAGAAGAAAGCAAAATGGGTTCCTGTGGAAATGTTTCAAAATCCTATGCAATTTTATATTGGTTGTATTTTAACTTTTATTGCTTGTATGCTATCTATTGGTGTAATTGTTAGTTTATTTTTCAATCCAATCTTTTCCATTCCAAGTATTACAATGGTGTATTCAATGATTTCTTCGATGATTTTCAAAGGAACAATCAAAGAGAAATCTGTTAATGTTTTCAGTATTATTGGTAATGTATTTAAATACAATAAATTGTTAATGTTTGTAATGGTAAGCTTCTTTACTATTTTCCGCTCTAATATTTCGGAGAAAATCTTCAAATTGTATGAAAATTACAATAAAAAGCAAACAAGTATATTGGCAAAGTTTGGAGAAAATATGATGAAGATTAATAAGGATATCAATAAAATGAATGATTTTTCTAATAAGATGGATGTATTCAATTTGCGCGATAGAGTTGATGTTATTGGCATTGATAAAACAATGGATGAGAACACCCGAAAATTACAAAATCAAATCAATACATTAAACGAAAAAAATAGAAAATTAACAAACACTCAAGAAAAAATTGCTGACAAATTTGAAGACGCATATAATGTAAATACACCTTTTACTGTTGTCGTTTTATGTATTTTATTCGCAATTATTTCTTCATTGGGGATGTTTAAGGTTTCTGATTACAATTTATTTAGTCCTGTTGTTGATTTTGAGACAAATGATGTTGAATGTGAAGGCGATGAGGATGGCGAAGACGGTGAGGAACATAGCGCAATATATAATACATATATGATTGGTAAATCATTATGGAATGCCTATAAAAATGCAGTAGTAGAAAAACAAGAAGAAGTAAATGAAAATTTAGACCCAGCAACAGAAGCATCTAGAGAATTTTACGGTGCTCTCAAAGACCAATCTTTGGAAGAATATGAGAAGGCAGTAGAAAACAATCCTAGACCAGAAAAGGGTGCTTCAACGGATAGTGCTACGACAGATGACGGCAAAGCACCCGATGGCAAAGCACCCGATGGCAAAGCACCCGATGGCAAAGCAAAAGATGGCAAAGCAAAAGATGGCAAAGCACCTGCAAAAGATAAACCTAAGAAATAAATTAAAATACGTCAAATAACAAATAACAAATAACAAATAACAAATAACAA